TTTGAATCTTGGAAAAATTCTCCAAAAAATAAAGAAGAATGGAATTCTGTCGAAGGACAAGGTGATTTTGAAGAACCTCCTTTAATTAATACAAATAATAAAAGAATTGCAACTGGAGCAATAATACATGAAAAAGATGGTAGAGTGTGGACATTATCCCCAACAAATGGATTTGGTGGATATGATACAACTATTGGACCTAAAGGTAAATTAGATTCAGGGTTGAATCATAGAGCAAATGCTATAAAAGAAGCACACGAGGAAACAGGTCTAAAAATAGAATTATTAGGACATGCATATGATTCTAATAGATCTACTAGTTTGACTAGGTATTATCATGCTAAAAGAGTAGGAGGAACCCCATCAGAAATGGGATGGGAATCTCAGGCAGTTCATTTAGTTCCAAAAGAAAAATTAAAAGATCATTTAAACTCACCACTAGATAAAGAGATAGTAGAAAAACTATGAAAACATTCAAAGAATTTATATCAGAAGAATTTATAAAGACATCTGGAGCATTAGGTTCAAATCCAGGAGGGATATATCAACATAATGAAACAGGTAAAAAACATTATATTAAATTTCCAGAACATTCAGATCAAGCAAAATCAGAAGTTTTATCTGGAAAACTTCAGGATTTGATGGGTATTAAAACATTAAATCCAGAAATAGCTAATATAGAAGGAAAAGAAGGTGTTTCCACTAAATGGAAAGAAGGATTGACTCCAATAAAATTAAATGATGTTAAAGATATGACTCCAGATCAACATCATACTATAGGGAAGATATTTGCACATTCAGTTTTAACAAAAAATTGGGATGGTGTTGGAACAGGTCTTGATTATGGTCAAGGTAATATATCATCGGATAGAAAAGGAGTTCTTCATGGAATAGATCCTGGTGGTTCTTTCGAGTTTAGAGCAAGAGGTGGACATAAACCTTACACTTCTGATATATCAGAGATCAGATCTTTACGAGATCCTAATGTTAATCATGAATCTGCTCATGTATTTAATACTGCGTTTTCGATGACTCCAGAAGCTTTGCATCACGGAATAGAAGCTGTACGAAATATTGATCAAGGAAAAGTTTATGATGCTTTTAAAAATTCTGGACTTCATAATTGGGAAGATCTACACAGAACTTTTCATGAGAGAAGAAATAATTTCCTAGATCATTTCCAATCAACAGTTGACAAATAGATCATAGGTTGATATACTGTATTTTTGTTATGGAGAATGTGTATGTGGTTAGTTTTGAATAAAGGATTTCTTTCTATTGTTAACAAGGAAGGAAGTTATGTGGTTAGATCTAGAGTCAAAGAACATTTGTCTTTTTATTTTCCAAATTTTGAAATTGAAGAAGGAGGTGGAACAGACTATCAATATAGAATCAGATTGACGAAGAGTCAGTTGGATAATTTTTTTAGTCTTCTGCCTAATGAAATAGTATATTCTAATTTTAAAGATTCTATTGAAGATAATGCAATCCATAATTTTGCTAGTCGAATATGGACTTTAGGGTGGCAATTATTTTCGTATAAATAATATATTGCCCCAAAAAATGGGGCAATAACAAGATAACTTTAAAAGTAAAGTAATCTTAAATCATCAAATAGAAAATTGAATTATTGTAATTCAATCGTTATAGGAGAAAAAAGAAGATGAAATTATTCATTTTATGCTTGACTCTTTTTATGTCAAGTGTCACAATGTCGAAAGAGGTTGTACATCAAGTCGGAATAGCTAGTTGGTATGGATATGGACTTAACGGAAGAAAAACTGCTTCTGGTGAAAGATTTAATACTAATTCATATACAGCAGCACACAAAAACTTGAAATTCGGAACTTCTGTTAGAGTGACTAATCTAGTAAATAAAAGATCTATAATAGTAACAATTAATGATAGAGGACCATTTATCAGAGGTCGAGTGATTGATTTGTCTAAAGCAGCAGCTAATGCCGTTGGTATTAGAGGAACAGGAAAAGTTTCTTTAACTATTTTAAAATGAGAGTTAAATAAACTATTTAAATTAGAGGTAATATTAATGAAAGTGTCTTTGTCTGACATGGAAAAGTTTTCTGATAGGATAAATAAGATAGTTCAAGATGATAAGCTAGAATATATAGATGCTATAGTTCATTTTTGTGAAGAATCAGGAATTGAAGTTGAAATTGCTGCTAAACTTATTACTCCAGCAATAAGACAAAAAATTGAATTTGAAGCTATGCAAAATAGATTAATTCAAAAATACCCAGTCCTTCCAATATAATGAATGTTAATGAATCATATAGATTTTATAGTGCTATAAAAGTTCATTTTAATTGTGAAAAATATGATTTTTTCCAAAGAAATGGTAGTATTTACAGACCTAAAGTATTGTCTAAAACACAATTCAATCATTTTGAAAAACTAGGAAAAAAATATGATTCTGAATTAATTGATTTTTATGTATCTAATTTTTTAGAAAATCCAAAAATTAGCATTTATCAATTAATTAATAAAGAAGCAGAAGATGTTTTTATAGAATGGAAAAAACGTAATCAAGCTTTTACGTTTAGATTCAAGGAAGATCTTGTTAATTTAATTGATAATTATACCTTTGAAGATATTTTCAAAGGAGATTATCCAAAGTTATTGACAAAGACATTGCAATATGAGATAATGTTTGAGTCATTTGTAGTCTTAAATCATCATTTAAGACTTTCTAATAATTGGGATAGTAAGTTTAAAGATAATTTGATATGGAAACCTATATCATTTAAATCTAAAAAATATTATCCTTTTATTAGATATGATAAATCCAAGATAAAGGAAATCTTGGTTAATTGTTTAAGGATGAATACTTAAAAATTTATATTATGTAATTTAGTGGACTAGTTGTTAACACATTGTATACACGAGGAAATATATATGTCATCATTTTTAAATTTGAAAAGAAATTCCAGTAATAATTATGATAATCTAACTAAAGCTGTTGAGTCGATGAATTCATCTACAACATATGGTTCTGAAGATAAAGATAAAAATTATTGGAAATGCGAGCTTGATAAGGCTGGTAATGGATATGCTATTATTAGATTCCTTCCAATAAGCCCACAGGATTCGGATGAGAATGGAAATTCTAAGACACCAGGAGGTGCTCCTTTCGTTAAATATTACGATCATGGATTCCAAGGACCAGGTGGTTGGTATATTGAAAACTCTCTTACTAGTATAGGACAAGCTGATCCTCTTTCAGAATATAATTCTCATTTATGGAGAACTGGACTTGAATCTGATAAAGAACAAGCAAGGAAGCAGAAGAGAAGATTACATTTTGTAGCAAATGTATATATTATAAAGGATTCTAAAAATCCAGAAAATGAAGGTAAAGTTAAACTTTTCAAGTTTGGTAAAAAGATCTTTGATAAAATTATCGGATCTATGCAACCACAGTTTGAAGATGAAACTAAGATTGATCCATTTAACCTTTGGGAAGAAGGAGCCAACTTTAAACTAAAGATTAGAAAGATAGATAATTATCAGAATTATGATCTTTCAGAATTTGAATCACCAAGCCCTTTGTTTGAAGATGATAGTAAACTTGAAGCAATCTGGAAATCACAACATTCTCTTTTAGAAGTTATAGATCCAAAGAATTTTAAATCTTATGATGAACTAAAGAAAAGATTGGATCGTGTTCTTCGTAATAGTTCAGTTGGATATAAACCAACAACTGTAGAGCAATTGCGTTCTGAATCAAAACCAGTTAAACCTACTTTGTCTGAGGTTGAATCATCTTTTGTAGATGAAGAAGATGATGATCTGAATTACTTTAGAAATCTTATTGAAGAAGATTAAAAACTATAAAGGGGGCATTAGCCCCCTTTTTTTATACTATTCTTACAATTCCATATTGAGCTTTTTGGAATACACTTTCTTCATTTCTTACTCCAATATTAATACCCATAGCAGTAGAACTTGATCCTGCTCTTCTATCACCATTTTTGGAAGATCCACCTCCACCAGAAGAAGATAATATAGGTGCAGAAGAACCTCCAGAATTTCCACCACCTCCACCAGAAGATATTGGTGTTACAGAAGATCCACCATTAAATGTAGTTACTCCTAATTCACCTAAATTACTTGTATTTTGTGCTTGTAATGATGGTAATCTTTCTCCTGATTTCATTCCTTGTAAATTTGCTATGTCTTTAACATTTGAAACTACATCTAATAATGAACTTGATTTACCAATAGAAGAAATGTCAAAATTTCCTCCTATATTTCCAGTTGAAAAATCTCCTACTTTTGACGATGGATTTCCTTTAATGCTACCATCAGAGGTAGTGCTAATATTTCCTTCTACATTAGTATTTTTATTATCTGAAGGTTCTTCAAAAAGTCCACCAAATAATCCGCCTAAAGTCTTAGATATAGTTGGAATCATACTTCCAACTTTACCTACAGTTTGTAATATTCCACCTAACTGACCAGAAGAATTTCTACCTCTAGAATTTCCACCAAATAATCCGCCTAAAGACCTAGCTATACCTGGAATCATACTTCCAACTTTACCTACAGTTTCTAATCCACCAGAAGAATTTCCACCAAACATAGAACTAATACTATCTGTTATATTAGATAATGGATTTTTTGTTATTAATTCTGGTTGCATTGGAGTAACACCAAACATAGAACTAATACTATCTTTCATAGTAGAAGCAGATTTATCTGCTTCTGTTTTTTTAGATTGTATTGCACCTATATCACTTGCTATATTTTCAAGTAGACCTATCGTATTATCAAAATTAGAGGAAGATTCTGCTTGTGTAGTAGAATCTTTTGTTTCTGATACTGGAGTTATAGAGTCTCTATATATTTCTTTATTTGTAGTAGGTTCTTTTATAAGTTTTTCTGAGGTTTCTTCTTGCTCTTCCTCTTCTTCTATATCTTCAGGCATTATTTTTTTAGAAGATGTTATCATCATTTTTTGATCTTCTTTAGGAAGTTTTGATTCTTTATAAGGAACAACAATACCTGTTCCTAATTCTGTTCCTCCTGATTTAACAGGAACAGCACCTTCAGTTTTATTAGATTCTTTATAAGGAACAACAATACCTGTTCCTAATTCTGTTCCTCCTGATTTAACAGGAACAGCACCTTCAATTTTATTAGATTCTTCCTTTTGGTTTTCTGCTAATTCTATTTTTTTCTGATCTTCTCTATGTTCTTTAGAATATCTAATGGCTTCCTTTATTGCAGAATCTGAAGTTCCTGTTGATTGTCCATATGCTGAACGTCCAGTAGTTGGATCAGCTATAGATGCCCATTCTTTAGACAAATTCTTTTGAAATTGTTCTTCACTTATTTTTCCTTCTCTATATTTCTTATATCCTCTACCTTCTAAAAGACTTCTACCTATCTTATCTTGTAGTTCAGGAGTGAAAATATCCTCATCAGAAAATCCTAATAATTTTTGTTGTGCTGATAATGTTCCTTGTACTACTTGATATTTCCCAACTGCTCCTGTTCCAAGCTTTGTTCCTGGTACTTTTCCACTAGTTGCTGCAATTTGTTTTTTCTGGAATTCTTTTACTTCTCCAACAGTCATTTGACTTAAAGGCTTATCAGGTTTTACATATTTACCAAATCCATAAGGCACATCATATCCAGATTCAAATCCAGCTTTTCTAGCTTTAGCATCATCTGTTCCTTCCCCTTTGGTAATTCTACTTAACAGAGTTTTTGTACCTTCATCAACAGAAGTTTGTATTTCAGTAGTATCTTTTCCTAAATCATCCCATCTTCTGATTGTTCCAGAACCAGATTTACCCATTTCTCCTACTTGTTTTCCTGATCTTTTATTACCTTCAGAATCGACAGCATATTGTCCTGTATCTTTAAGACTTGGTGCACTTTCAACATCAAAAGCTTTTTTTAATCCAACTCCAACAGCACCAATACCTAATAAAATAGGACCAAGTTCAACTAAAGCTCCTGATAATAGAGGAATAAATTTCATTATATTTGAAATTATCTTTACTAAAGATGGTATAAATTTAGTTAGGATATTTTTAAAGGAACCAAAAACCTCAATAATATCTTTTGCTGAATCTTTAATTCCTTTAAATGGATTTTTTAGAAAATCATCCAAATTATCTATTGATTTTCCTGATTCTTTTGAAGTATCATAATCGAATTCATAATCTTTTATTTTAGATGCGGTTTCAGATTTCTCTCTTTCATCTTTTATTTGATCATATCTTATTTTATTTGAAAGGAGTTTATATATTGCTTGTAATATATCAGATTGTGAATCATTTGCTCCAAGATTTGGAGTTGCTATTTTTGGAAGAGTATATCTTTGAGATACTTTTTCAGCAGTATTAGATTTAGATTTATCTTTTTTTGAAGATACCTCTGAAGATTCTACTTCAGAGGTTTTATCTTCGTTAATAGTCTTAAATTTATCTTTTATATCTTTTCCAAAATCAGATAAAAAAGAGTTTAGATTTTTTATATTTGGTGATGAACTGATGTCTTTTATTACACTACCTAATTTGCTAATTTCATCTGCCATTTTTAAAACCTATTTTTATTTCTATTTTGTAATTCTCTTATTCTTTCGTTCTCTTCTTGAATATATGATTCAAGTTGAGATATATAAATTTGTCTTTCCCACGGAAGCATCTCTTCTAATTCACTCAGACTATACTTGTGGTGTTGCATTAATATAAAGTTAACTACATAGTAGTTTTTCAAATCTTCATGATGTAAAGTTATCCTAAAAAATTTTCAAGACCCTCAATTTTTATTTTATGTTCAAATCCACATTTATTACAAGTAGTTTCTATATTCTTTTGTAATTTTGGAAGAGTATCGAAAAAGTTTTTGATTTTATTAAATTGATCAATATTTAAACTTTCTAAAAATTCAGTAAGCTCTTCTTTAGAAGAATCTTTAGCATTGTAAATATTATCGTTTTCGTAAATATGTTCAATACAATTTACAATTAAATCAAAAGCTAATTCAGCATCGTTATTGATTTTTGAAATAGAATTAATTAAATTATATGTAGGGAATTTCATTTTAATTCCTACAGAATCAGTTAATTCAATATCATTTTTTATATCAGTATCATTTATGTTTATATCTAATAAATCAATATTAACATCTAATAAATTCCCACAAATATTATCATCTGGATCTATAGAATTTTGACATCTGTATTTTAAAGATACAATTTCTCCTACAGATCTAGCACGAAGATTTATGAAAAAATATTCAATATCTACAATAGGAAGCTTGTCGATATTAATTTCACTTAAACAACAATTTTTTAATATTTCTTTTATATTGTCGGCAGTAAATGCTGAATCTTCAGCAGATACTGCCATTAACAATATTTTTTGTTCTTTAACTAAGAATGGTCTAAATTTTACATTCTTTTTAGTTAAAGGTAATTTCAAGTCATATGTTGGAACACTAATTTTTGGTAAACTCATAATAATAATCCTAAATTAAATATATGTATCTATAATATTATCTTTTACCAAATAACGAAGCAAGTAAAGCTGCTACGTCAATTGGTGGTGGTAATTGAATAGTTGGCGTAGTTGGTTTAGTTGTTACCCCAGTATTAACATTATAAAAAGTTTGATTTATATTATTTGTTACTGTAGAAGTTGTATTAA